TGGTCCCGGCTTTGGGACTGTGACGCCACAGATTCTTGATTTAATCCGAGTGCTTTACCTAATACGAAGTCCATTAGTGCATTAGTGTACTTAGCCGGTACATTGTGCGGACTATCCCAATCAGCGAGGGTGAATTGCGGTACCGCCCCATCCACGCTGACAAAGACGGTAGGTGTCATACCCTGCGGTACAGCAGGCTCTACCACGAAACCCCTAGGATTTTCCCTATGCACAAAATATGAGACCGCTCTATACACGGGAGAACCATCTACAAAAGAAATATACGCTGGACATATATCGTACACAGCGAAACTATCTGACAAATCTGCATCCATTTCTGTCAGCGGAGTCCCGTCCTTATTATTAGTTACGGATATAATCTTGTTATACCCGTCTATGCTCTGCTCACGCCCCGGCTTTAGCGTTACTTCTATCTCTTGGGTAAAATCGTCGGGGAAATATGTACCTATTTCCGACAAACCGAGATTCATATAGTCCAAAAGCAAGCCGCGCCCCCAACGAGTGAAGGCGCGGCCATAACGCTGGTCATTAAGCTGGGTAGACGCGTGAGTAAGATACTTACCAACTGTATTCATTACCCACTCCGTATTACCTACGATTACTCACCACCCTTGGGTGTGATTTCGGTATTTTCGTCTAGCTCAATGTCCGGGGTGGCTACTTCATTTGGGACCACCGACTCAAAGTTCTTGTTCGCGGCAAGGTGACGCTCGTACAGATGAATCTGGCCGTTACGCACATCCCGAAGGTAAACCTTGCCCTCTTCGTATTGAATATTAGACATGGTTCACCTTAGAAGTTAGTGGCTGGATTCTCTCGGGCCTGTACGATCATAACCGAGTAATTCAGACGAAGACCTCCGAAACCTGCAAGACCAGCTGTAGCCTTGGTAGCTAAGGTCATCTGCGCCATATCCGGTGTGATAAGACCCTGCGCGGTAGCCAGTGACACGGCCCCGTTAGCCGTGAGCCAAGCCCCACCAACTGCCGAAAACTTAGCTGCCGCTACAGCAAGATCAATTGCGACCGCGCCGGAACTGTTGCCGAAAATGCTGCCCCCGGCAGTACCGAACGTGGCTGTAATCGCCCCACCACTCGCCGCTGCTTCCACTTCGACATACGCAGCCAGCACCAAGCAACCTTTCGGTAACAGGATAAGATTAAGCGTATCCGTTGCGCCGATGGTATTATTGTTGACGTAGTTACGCAGACCTACATCATTCTTAAAATCCAACACCCGTCGCAGTACAGCATACGGCGTACCGTAATGCTGCGCCACGTCGATGTTCTGTAACTTTGCATCGCCGGAAGCGAACGTATAAGATGGATACTGACTGCGGCTATAGTTAGCTACTGCCGGACCACCATCCCAAAGCTGATGAGTTGCCATTTCTTAAATCTCCTGATATTAGGAAGCGCTGAAAGAAGCGTACAGATGAACCAGTGCGTCCGGGTACAGAACCTTGAAACCGTACACCGAAAGACCCTGATAGTAGTTCGCCCAGTCATCCTTATCCGTGACAACACGACTATCTTCAATCTGTGCCGCGAACGCGGTAGCCATCTTCACGCCGGCTACGATATGGTACGCTCGCACCGCGCCATCCATAACACTTGGAACGTTCTGCGATTCCAGAATGGTGAAGCCAGCGATGGTATCCGGCAACTTGCCGTTAATCATCGGGGTTCCATTCAGACCAGTAGCGTACGCCAAACGCAGCTCACTGTTCTTGAGTACAGTGATTGCCGCCGAAGGCAGTACCATGAACCGGCCTTCGCGTGGGGCCAGCGCTTCATCAAGCACCTGCCATACCTGCGCAAACACTAACGCTGCATTCACCGACGTAACCGCGACCGGAGTACCCGTAACACCCAAATTGATATTCTTGGATACTAGGCCCGCAGTAGCGCCCTGATTATACGCCGCTACGTTGGTCCACATCTCGGTCATTAACTGTGGGTCAATAGCCCGAGTCAGTTCATAACCCGCAGACTTAAGGAAGGCGGCCTTCCAACGGTCGAAATTCTGAATCTGCTTCTCATCAATATGGTTCATCTTGATAGAGAAGGTTTTAGCAAAATCAATCGTCATCGTGACGGGTTCGCCGTCAATGGTGTCGTGTATGATCTTACCGTTCTTATCGTAGTCGCGAACAACTACCTTCGGTTCACGCATGAAGGTAATTTGATCCCCGCCTTTGGTTAAGTCACCAGTGTACTCCGTGGTGGAGATATCACTGTAAACCGTAGTGGTGTAGAACCGTTCCAGCAAGTCCATGCGGAAAAGCGGGGTAATGAGACTATTGCTGTACTGCGGGTAGCCACTTGCGGCAGGGATAGCCATTTATTTTCTCCGATCTTACTTATTGTAGTCCACTCGACCCTCGCGGTCGGCGGCTTCGTACTCAGTTTTTACTGCTTCATACTCTTCGTAACTAATCTGTTGATTTATGTATTTCTTGTGAGCTTCCTTACGCCGACTAAACGGAAGCATCTTCGGCCCGGTGTCTACTTCATCATCAACCGTGCTACTTCCATTAGGTATACTTCCTTCGTACCCTGTCGCTGCTGGAGCTTTACCTACGCCGTACTTCTCTTTAAATTTATTGAACACTCGGACCATGCCCGATACGTTCTCTCGATTAAAGTTGTTCTGTACTAATTCAGCATACGTGAACCCTGTGTCAGGGTCAGTAGATTCTGTGAAATCCCGCCAATGCTTATGTCCAGTGCAAAGGTCGAATTCAGGAACCTTTTCGCGAACTTGATCGGTGTAGGTCTTGGCACGTACGCCAGTGGCGGTTTTCGATGCCCCCTCTGCAATGACCTTAACTCCGCCAATCGCTTCCTCTAATGCTTCTAACCTTGATACGAACTTCGGCAATTCACCATTAAGCACTTCTCGTGCAACTTTCTCCACGAAAGACTTACTTTCACCGTAGTCCTCGTTATCTTTGTCCGTGTAACTTACTGGAGTTGGCTCCCAAGTTTCCCCCGGCGCTGCCGTTTTGGGAGGCTTGGAAATAGACTTAGAGCCATCCTCAAGCTCTGTCAAGCGCCGGGTAAGCGCTTCCAAATCCATAGCCAGTGTCTCGGCGCGACCCTCGGCGGCGCGAGCCTTTCCAGCGGACGCCTGCAACTCATTGAACTCATCACGGCTAATCGTAACCTTAGTTTCCGTGGGTATAGTTGTGTCGGGTTCAGCGGGTGCTGGCGCCGGAGCTGGGGCGGGTGCTGGTGTCGCTGCCGGCGTAGGTGCCGTACCGTGTTCTGTATTAGCCTGTGCTTCTAACGCGGTGCGGCGAGCCTGCATAGAAGCGGGCAGCGCGGATACATTATCGGGCATATTACTACTCCTTTACGCTTTCGAGGATTTTAATAAACTCTTCTGCTTCTAGCGCTCGCCCACGAAGTTCTCGATACATTTCTGGGCTACCATGAATCAGATTAGTTTTCAGTTCTTCTAACCTTGCCTTCCAATACGTTAACAGGGGTCGATTGACCCCTGTAGCGGCTGCTCTACGTACATCATCTAAAAGATGTTTTTCCATGATTAATCCGAAGTCGTGAATCCTGCACGATTCTTGGCAGGCTTCGGAACCTTAGCCGGGCCAAACTTAACCATACTCGGACTCTTGCCGCCACCGCTCGGCGTACCCGGACCCTTACCCGGATTTGCAATAGTCTGGGACATAGACAGGCTATTACCCTTGACGTTACTTGTTTCTAGCCGAAAGCTATCCCCGAAGCTGCAGTGACCTTGCGCGCCGGGATTACTTGTCATGCTGTTCTGCTTTGCCATATTATCACCTATGCGCCTTGCGCGAGATTTACTGGTTTCGGGAATGGTGCCAGATTAGCCGGTGTAGGCGGGGGCTGGCTTTGCGACGGCAGCGGTACAGGCGTATTTGTTCCGCGACTAAACGCCTGTGTCTGACTTCCCAGCAGACTCGCCAAATCCTGCACACCCGCCGCCGCATCAGGATCAGGTACGATTTTGTCCACTGGTAGGCCGGTATTTTGCAGGATCGCCCGTAAGATATAATCCAACGCGGTTTTATCTATTAAACCCTGCTGTGCGTAAGGTGTCAATAGCTGCAATACTTCGACTGTTCGAGTCTGCGCCAATTCGCGCTGCAGCAATCCGGTAGCCCCGCGTGCTACTACCTTAGCATCTGCCTTAATGCCGGCATCATCCGAAACTGCCATGTTGTAGTAGTAGTATGCAGACACAACTCGTGCAATAACATCCCGATCAATATTAAGCTGAACATTTTTAATCCCTTTTGCAGCGTTACCCATTAGCATGGAAAGTCCGCCTAACGTGCGTCCCGCGCCCGCCACTTGTGGATTACCTAACACATACGAAGGCACGCCCGATAGATCGTCGGCGGTCTTACTGAATTTCTCGTACACCACCATAAGGTCATTTGCGATAGATGTGACATTATGGAATCGAAATGCTGGTGCACCTGTACCAGTTATATCCGGCCCGACTCTATAAATTTTATATGGGGCTATTGAAAGTTCATCTTCTGTTTCTGCGAGTCGATCATTGACGACTTCTCCTATTGGGCCGCTAGCATATCCCATATTCCGTACAAGCGACCGTACAGCGGCATTACACACCCGCTGTGTATCATATACTAGGTCTATTACACTCTGCCCCCATATACTTCCATTTACCTTTGTATAGGACGTGCAATATATAGGGCGTGCGCCTAACGGACTTGGATTAAGTATGGCACGTATAGTGTATACACCTACACACCACACCTCTGCTTCATAAAACTTTTGAGGATCATCTATAATTGCGCCGAACTTAGCTAGGTGTTTCCCTAGTATTTTGCCGTTGTATATTACTACTTCAAGCCCTTTCTTGTGGCGTAAAACTTTATCCCTATCCTCTAGATTAGCGCGCTCATTATCTTCCATCTTCGTGGGTACGTATCCGTCTTCGTATTCCCTCAATACTTGACGGATAGTTGACTCGACAAAGGTAGGTACACCTATAAGGTTATGGACTTCTGAATGCCCCCACTCTCGTGCCTCTATGAAATAGTCGCTTTGTTGGATGCTGGTGGCGTTAGGGGAAGGATACGCGTCAAACGGGCTAATTACCCGCATACGCGGAACCGCTTTATTCTCGACCTCAAACTTATCCCCAGACCATTTGGGGGATAATGTATTTACTTCGATTGGCCCACGTAAAAACGCTGTGGGAAACACTGTAAGATCATCCACAAATGAGGCGTATATATCTAACCAATCTGCTTCCGTCATCTGGTCATTGATACGCGTTTCCATACGTTTTGTGGCGTCTATAGCTTCCTTCGCAGTGAATTCTTGTAGCGCAGATTTTACCTGTGTAGCCCTATCTTTTAAGGCATCGAACGAATTAAACTGCGGCAATTCCTGCAGCAGCATTGTAATGGCTTGTTCCATCTGTCGTTCCGGTAACTCCGGTTCCGGCGTAGGATCAAGCGTCCAAGGTTTTTCTATACTACTCGAAATTATATCTATCAGCCATGACGACGCGGCGCGGGCTTTAAGCGCACACAGACCAACATACACATCGTTATATGGACCTAGTAATGTCTCTTCATCTGGCTGATACTTACACTTTTTAGCACGGAGATTTCGGAGCAGCTTTTCTGTAACCCCTGAATTCTGTTTATGCTGTCTAGCATCTATATAAGCTCTCTGCACATGCGCAGCTAGTTCGTCCTCAAGCTTAGTATTCGCTACTTCGCCCAAACCAAACTGGCTCAGTTCGTCAGTTGCCATCGGTTTCGGTCCCTTGTATCGTGCCTATACTGTCCAACTGTCCGTAACACAATTCCAGCTTACCTTTGCGCTTTTTAGCTACGATGGTGGCTTCTTTAACTGTGTCATTTGTTGGCATGTCTATCGGATACTTACGCAGGTATTTATCCGGTACAGTTATGTATTTGTTTACAGTTACTTTGGTTTCTTTTACCTGTGTTGGTCTTGTCTCCCCACAGCCATTGAGCATAAAGGCTGCGACTAGCATCAATAATCCATAGCGGCGGGACATATATGCTCCTTCAACACAGCGCACTCTGGCTGCTGTTCAAGCTTATTTTGCTTATCTACGAATACAGTTACTACTCTCTCACCCTTCGATTCCAGTGCTGCCAATTTGACGCTAGCCTCTTTTTCCCGGAGTTTAGCTGCCACTTCCTGCTTTTGAGCTTCCACTGTAGCTGCATTACAGTCTTTCAGTATAGAGTCCTTAGTGCTATTTGCGTCTAACGCATTATTTAGTTTGGCTTGTACCAAAGCTACGTCTTTATGTGCATAGCTATAGCCGCCCATAACGCAACATAGTGCCAGTATTGCTACTAGCACTAGTTCAGCCACCCATAAATAAGGCTTGATTCTCTCTAGCATTACGTACTCTGTACCGCGCTATGCACCGCCCCCGATACCATGACTTGCGTTTTTAGACTCTCGACCTGTACAGATAGCTGCGCTACTTGCGCACGTAACTGACTAATCTGTTCTATGGCTTGGTCCCGTGCGGCTGAGGCAGCATCCGCGCGCTCTCGTTCTTGTTTAACCTGCTCCTGCAGCATTTGGATAATCTGCAGCTGGGCATCATTACCGGCCCGCTCGACAGAATCACCGGATAAATACTTCCGTAGAAGTAGAAATCCTGCTGCTATGCCTGCTATGCCTGTACCGAAAATACTTAGAATGCCCGAGGTATCCGGCACCTCAACCATAGATTTGGTCCTTTGCGATCTTATAATTCGCCGTCCACTTACGTGCAAGGTCCGCTTTCTGTTCGGGATTGCCCCTAGTATACGCACCGGGTCGCCAGTTGCGCACGTAACATTTAAACGCGCCATCGCTATCTCCTACTTGTGGCAGGGGGTTTGAATCTGCATACAGAATCAACCTAGCTACGGCGCATGCAAGCACGTCATTCATTACCACTTCTTTGTAGACTGTCTGCCAATCAGGCGATACGCCTAACTTATTGCATATGTCTACAAGCATTGGACCCACGACCCCGTGGCCAAATACCGCCTTAATGCCGTTGGGTTCTTCCTGCCAAAAGCTATGTGCCGGGCCATTACCCCTTTGCACGCGGTCCATGAATTTTGATTCTTGCATTCCTGTAGCTAGTAACTGAATCCTAGCGCTAGGGCTGTCAAATTTAGGGGTGAAAACTTCGGTCAGGGTTTTATTAACTACCCAGACGCCTTGCTCTATTCCGTTCATCCCGCCTCACCCTATGCGCCGATGTTTCCACCGTAGGGGGGCGAACGCGAGCCGTCAAGCCCACAGGACAGGCGCAGCCTTTGGTTTGACCGTATTCGATCCTAGCGCCTTGGTTGCGCTTCCGGCCCCATAGCGGGCGTACAGCGCTAGATATTGTATGGCGTCAGCCATATGTGAAAATTCATTCTTATCCGCTATATCGAGTACCTTACCCGCGTTATTCCTTGTTTCTTTCCATACATAGCCGGCACCCATTACTTCGCGAGTATGCGTCAGATGCGGACTAACCACAAAACCTTCGTCACGACCTAGAAAGAAGTCTACAGCTTCTTTGCGCTTAGAGAAGTTATTAGTGAGAGCCGGATAGCAT